ATCATCAACATCAACCAGTAAATAGAAATCCGGTTGAACCAGACGAGTCGGCCCTACATTCAGATTCATCTCTTTGTGCAATTCCTTGCACTTGTTTTCTCTCTCATGCACTGCTTTATATATTTTCACTTTCCGCACCTCCTAAGAAACTTTTTCCGAACATTATCATATTCTGTCAGCAGATCAATATCTTTCTTCCAGCTCAACGGACGATCTGTAATTTCTACATAATACTCTTTCTTGATCAGGAGCGCATAACTTGCCGAAGAATAGATATCCTGTCGATCGCATCCAATTCGCTTTGCTATGTCGGATGCGGTGATGGAGTATTCCATCACTGTCCCGTCCTTTCTGCACAAATTATATAAATTCGCCATAATACATCACCTTTCAGCTGTGTGTGGCGTAGAAGTTCTCCATTGCCCATCTATTCCCGGTAGCAGCCACCTGTGCTCTGGTTCTTTCATATGGAGTAAGTGGTTTCCCGGAAATTCTTTTGGATCTGGTTTTCGGAAGGAATCCTTTCCGACGAAGCTCTTCCAGTTCTTCTGGTGTTGCATCTTTTACATCTTTCATATCCAAGATCTCAATCATAGTTTTTATTCCTCTCTTATCATTACTGGAAGCACGATAGCTTTCATGTCACTGTCTTCTGCTTCAACAACTGCCTTTAGAGGCCTCTAATTTGAGCTGCATGGTCATTTCTGTATTGGATGCGATTAAATACCCGTCCTTTACCAGAACGCCTCCTAATGCCGGAAACTGGTCGTTCTTCTGCACAATGCTTTTCAATTTATCAATAGTTCTGGAAATCTCATACTTCTGTACTTTCATCTTCGTTCCTTTCCCGGAGTATTATCCCGTCCAGATATTTCACAACACCGTTGTTGTATTTAACTCTATAAGGCGCCAGTTCCTCACGATTCATATACTTATGTCCGTAGATTTTTTTCATGTCTCTGAATACGATCCATGGAACCCTGTAAAACTCCTCGAATTCGAGGGATATTACCAAGAAGCACATGGCCCCAAGCTTCATATACCTTTCAAAGCACGCCTGCTGTTCAGCAGTTACTACGTCCCTGCTAATCTTATCTTTGTCCGTATGCTTTGCATCGAACAAGATCATGGTTGAATCCATGAGAATTCCTTTGAAATCAGGCTGAGCCTGTTTAGTGAAGCAGCAGATGAACTGCCCTCTGTTCCTGTCCATTGCTTTCAGTACCTTAAATGCTTCCGGAGTTTTATCAACTGTTGCAATTCCTCTTTCTTCATAGAACCGGGAAGCTGCCATAATCATTCTTTCAAAATATTCGCCGTTTGATCTGCTTTTAAGCCCTCTGATTGAACGATTATAAGTATCCATGCTCACCTGCCACCTTTACTAACTTATTGATTGTCACTGCTCCGATGCCTGGAATCCTGTTCTGTTGGAGCAGTATAATAAATTCCTTTGCCGTATTCTTTGCCACTGCCTTGCCTTCGTTAAATCCTTCACTTCTGGCTTTAGCTTCTCTATCCTCAACGTAATGTACCAGCTGCTCGTCGGTCTTCTTTCTCATTTTCACTGCTTTTTCATGGATTTTATTTTCATCCATCGTTCTCTTATAGCTTTTCTTAGCCATCTTGTTTCTCCTTTCTATACTGCTTCCGGCTTTAAAAATCCAAGCCGTTTATCCTCTTCCCATTCTGTATTTGAGAAATCAAGTGCCTGTCCGCATCTGTCGCAAAATTCTGGCTGATAATTCGGACCTGCATTTAATATGTTCCGGCACTTAGGACAACAGCAATACTCACGTTCCATCTTTACGAATCCGTATTTGATATACTGTTTTGTTCTGAAAATAGGCTTCATAGCTTTCATTACTCCACCTTCTCTCCATATTCGATCACATATTCATACTGCGTTGTCTTTCTAGTTTCACTGCTTGGAATCTCTTTTCTTACGATCTGAACCGCATATCCTGCTTTCGCCAGCATTGAAACCATCTGCAGTCTGTCTTCTTCATTCCACTGTACCGAGCCTTTACGAATGCTCCTTATAATCTGCTTAGCCATTACCCGCACTTCCTTTCTATCTTTTCTTCTCGTTCTTTCATCAGTTTCTCGAATGCAGCTACAAAAGTTTTTACTGATGACGGCATCTCGCAGTTGTGACTGCCCCTGCACTGGATCACTCGACCTTTGTTATATTCCATTGTGAAATATGGTGTATCAGGTTCTTCCACTCTGCGCACAAAGAAGATGTGTGTCTGCCCTTTGGCCACTCGATCAACGTAAGTTCCAACACAATGGTGAAGGGCAGCTCCTTCATTCTTGATTTCCTGTGCATCTCTTGGCACTCTCAATATCAATCCTTTTCCTTTTATCAGGAAAGCGTTATCTATGCCGGCATTCTCTTTGAGCATTTCCTCCAGAAGTTTTTTCATGACCTCAGCCTCTCGCTTTATCCGTTCTTCTTCCCGACGTTTCTTTTCTGCGGCCTTTTTATCTTGTACTGCCTGATATTCCGCAGCTGTCCTGTCATGAACTTTTTTGAAATTCTTCGGGAAATAGAAGAACATATTGGTGAGGTCATATTTCAGTTCTTTACACCAAGTCAGATAATCCAACCAGTCCTTGGCACAATTCTGCAAACGTTCTTCCCTGATATCCGGTCTTTCTTTGTGCTGCATATAAGAATATCTCCAACACCCTCCACGCTCTCCTACTCGATAATCGGAACCTTCGCGCTCGATATATCTGCAGATCTTATGAATCGTTGAATGTCTGTTTTCTTTCCGTATCAGCGTTGTATTGCATCCAAAGAGTTTATAGAACCGTTCCAATTCTTCCGCTTTCAGGTTGTATCCGGAGCTTTGCGCTTCCTGCAATAGCCTCAATTCATCAATGTTCCCATCAATAGACTGCAGGATTCGTGTGTTCTCCTTCGTGAGCCCGAGTATTTCAAATATTGTTTTTCCGTTTTTTCTGAGTCCCCTGATTCCATTCCGGCTTTCATATCCAAAGGCACCATCGTGATACTCATTGATTAGATGCGCGGCCAGTTTATACAATCCCATTTTTATAAACCATTCAAGCTGCGGAAACTCCCTGTATCTGTTGATTGCCTTTGCATAATGTATCTGTTCACTCGGTCTATTCTCCGCCAAAATTTCCAACGCCGAGTATTTCATTGGAGTATCTTTCCATGCTTCCGGCAGGTTTCCCGGATATAAGGTGCAGTATGACCTTTCTTTGTACCCTTCATCTGTACACCACCGCACAATACCGGTTTGTTTATAGTCCCTGTATTCGTAACTGTTGGTGCATGGAGTTCCGTTTGGTGCAAATTTGTAAAACGTCCTTACGATCTCAAATAATCCATCATTTATCTTTCCATCCGGCTTTACTTCTCTGTGTGCTGTAAAATACCTCCACAGAAATCCCTCTTCTCTTGGTTCAATAAATGAAACAATCCTCTCGTCCCATATATGTGACGGCATCCTGCCTCTGGCTTTAATGGTGACTGGGCTTCCGCAAATCGGGCATACGCCTTTTTCATTGTTTCTCAAGCGAATTTTCGTTCGGTCTACTAATTTCACACCGTTACAATGTGTACATCTCACCAGCACCCACTTCTTTGTGTACTTAGGTGAATATATCAGATACCTGCTGAACGACATTGCCTTTTCAGACACCCACTTTTTAAATTCTTCCGGAATTTCCTTAACCGTTCCCATGACTGCATCAATAGGATTTGTCTCCTTGGCATGTTTTTCATCCAGTCGCCGCTGTTTGACCATGTCCTGAAAACGTGTCACAGCTGTCCAGTCTTTAACATCTTTTTCTGTACTCCATTCTTTGAAAAATCCACGCATACGATCAATGTCTGCATCCGTCCAGAAAAACATGTTCGGGGTATATCTGTTCCCCTTATCTCTATCCCAGTGATATTCATACAGGTGAATACATTCCATCCGATCAAAAGCTGCAGTCAGCCATTTCACTCTTTCAGAGGCCAGATCCTGTGATATGTAATCATTCTTGGAGAAAAATGTTCTTAACTGAGCACCCTTTTCTCCTTTCTTCAATTTGCCAATAGGATAAAATGTCACCATTAAAAGGTCTTTTTCTATATCTCTGGTTGTAACAATATGCGTTCCCGCAGCTCGTTCCGCAAACCTTACCATTTCGTCTGTGGCTTCTTCTCTTGGAATCTGTGCTAATTTTCTCTTTTCCATGTGACATCCTCCTACAGAAGATCGAACAGTGACATCTGACCGTTCAGGCCGCTGCTTTTTGTACTTGTTTTTTCAGCTTTCCGCTGCTTGGAAGCAGCATCTTTTTTCTCTGGCTTTTCAGAAACCTTGGAATCATTCTTTGTTTTCTGGACATCTTTCTTGATTTCTGTGACTTTTTTAGCTGGTGCTTCTGTCTTTTTTGTTGTCGCAGGCTTTTTGCCTTTTTCCTTTTTGACGGTTTCCGGTTTTTCATACTTGTGGTAATAATCTTCGGCCCATTCATACACAACTCGGTCTTCAACTGCTGTACTTCTGCCATTCGACTGCTTCCTGGCCTGTTCGACAATATAGTTAAAGCACTTGTTCCAGGTCTTGCCCTCCTGCATTACGTCCTCAGCAAGTCCCTGATCCTCTTCGCATCTTTTCAACAGATAAGCAATGATCGACTCAGCAAAATTCTTCTGGGTTGCTTTTTTCTTTTCAGCTTCCAGTTTTTCTTTAGCCTTCTGCTTTACCGGCTTTGCATTCTCAATTTCTGCAGCTCTAATTTCCTCTTCTGTTGGATCCGCCATTCCTGTAAGAATCTCAGCAAGTGAAGCTTTCCCCAAATACACAGTATCCTCTGCTTTCACTTCATTGCCGCTCTCGTCCTCTAATTTGCTCTCTGGCAGTTCTGTTTCATCCTGCCCTATCGTTTTACTGTCCACGCCCGTTTCCGTCTCTAAACGGGCGATTTCAAGCTTCTTCTCAGCATCCTGTTTTAATTGTTCTGACATCTATGTTCTCCTTTCATCGTTTCAGCAGTTGTCTCTCATACTCTGCAAAATCATAATCTCTCTGGTGAAAATTATTAAAGCGGTTTTGAGAAACAGGTTTTGACTTATCCGGCACGCGAGGTGCCTTATCCTGCTCTCTGGATATCCAACTTGTAATAAATCGTTTGATTCCCCTCGGAGTCTTTTTGTTTCTGGGGTTAGAATCAAGCCATCCACGCATATTACGCAATGCCTGTTCAACATCAACTGCCGGATATAATTCTTTAAGCTCTTTGACATATTCTTTTGTCACCAGGTAATCATCCCCATTGATCAACGGCAGTTTGATAAATACATCTGCCTGAGCCGGCTCTGTCTCTACCTTCAACTCAGCCTTTGAACAGGATGGCTCTATCTCCACCTTCGTCCTGTTCTCCGCAACTGGCTCTATCTCCACTTTCGGTTGCGGCTGTCCGGAGTTCACCTCCGGGCAAATGTAT